CCTACCTTTCATACTTGAACCCCAGGGGGTGGCTTAAGCTGCTCCCTCTTTTTTCGTTGACAAAAGCGGAATTAGATATGATTCTGCATGAAACCCGGTTCCAACCGAATGACGTGTACTGAGGAATATAAATTAATTTTATTTAACAAAGATAAAAAATTAGAATTATCTTTAACAGCAAATGACATAGGCCACGCGCAAGCTCAGTCAAGCGATATTGCTCGTAGTCTCAAAGCAAGCTTGTTTGAATTAACTTATGGCGCTACTCGTAATTCAAAATTAAGCGAACTATATCGGCGGCTTGCTTATAGTGACTTTAACCACAAAGAATGCACTCTATGGAAAGGTGCTTACACAAACGCAACTCCAGTAATTTACGCGTTAAATAATAGGTACTATGTGCGGCCTTTAATACTTGATTACATGGAAATGAATAGGGATTTATATGTCAAACCTTCCTGCGGAAATAAAAGTTGCATAAATCCTTTCCACAACACCTACAAAAGCATGAAAGCTTCCAAAATGACTAGCGCAGACGTGAATTTGGCAGTAGCCTTTGCAAGCCAAGGCGCTCCCGTAAAGGAGATTGCCAAGGCTTTAAAAGTCCATCGCTCAACAATTTACAGAACCCTAAACCGTGAACGTTTTTATTCTGGGACTCCGCGTAACTAGTACGGCTCTCATAGACGATCAAAAGATCGCCAATGTCTTAACTGAGTCTCTCCCTGCAAGTGATCGTCGTATTGCAACGAAAGTTCAGCTTTCGATGTCAAGCGAGCATTATGTTGGAAAGCTTCTGACAAACCTAAAAGAAGGTCAAATCATTCTTGCTCTGGGTCCAACCCGGCCCACGCCGGATGGATTTCTGCAGATGCAACCCATGCTGGTAGTCGAACAAGACAACTGGGATGACCTCCTAGCTGTGAACTTGTTTGTCGCCACAGGTGGTCTCGGACCTAAGACCGAAGAAACCCAACTAGACGACGCAACGGTCACTAACCGCTCCCTCGCTTGGCAAAACGAGAAGGAAGAAACTCACTGGTTCAAGTTAACCGCGTGGGATAAGCTTTCTGCTCAGCTTGCTGAACTCGCTCCAGGTACACCAACAATTGCTGTTGGACGTGTTTCTACGAGCGAAAAAGAAGATAAGCGCTATCTTAACTACGGGGTAGATAAGGTTCTCTATCTCCCTAAAGCCACGCGGGCGACTCCTAAAAAAGCCGCTGACCCTGATAAAGGGCGCGTGTCCCCTTCTGCTCTCGGTTCTCTCGACTTCTCTCTCTGATTTAGGTACTAACCATGGTCTTTATTGCCGGTAAATTTTCGGTTGATGAAATTCTCTGTCAAATCCCGCCGCACACGCTTCGAATCGACCTTCAAGCGCGTCGTTGGAAATCCGACTCTGATCCTGACTCGGCGATTACGGATGCCAATGATAATGGTATCCCGATCGAGTTTGTTTTACTCGGGTTCACCCCTTTCTTCGGGAATCTCGGTATGCGTTCGCATGAAGAATTTATTCGAATCGCTTACATTGGCGTTAGCCCTAATCATCGTTTGCTACCTCCCCGGTGTGTTTCGACGAGCATCATTTCTGGGAAATCTAGCCAAAAAAACTTTATTGCTTACTTCCAAACGCTCTACAACAATCGGATCAATGTCGGTGAGATAGTAACATCAACAAAATTTGCCACCCGGAGCTTTAACGAACGTGATCCCGTCACTGGTGCAGATGGTGCCAAAATTAACTTCAACGCACTGGAGTTCAAAGACCGACCCCCTGAAGGTGCGGAAGAGCTTAAGCTTATTGAAGATATCGGAGCTTGGCTCGAAAACGATGGAGGAGAGTTGGTATCTTCTGCACTTCGTTCTTCTATCCCCGGTAGCAATCTGGTGGAGCTTCCTTTGGGAGAAAACCACGAGGCGCTTAAGTCGGCTTTTACAGAGGCCAATCCAAAGCGTCTGGAAAGTCAGGGAGGCGGTTTTCAATCTCTCCCTCCGTCAGCCGCGATTGCTGGGAAAGTTCCTGAAGCGAGTGAGCCACCCGCACCTAAGAAAACTCCGGCAGCAAAAAAAGAACTGACGGAAGAACAAAAGGAAGCGCTAAAAGCAGCTGGTCTGGATTTTTAAACTAGACTAAGTAGGAAAGGGACGGGGGTACTCCAAGGAGTGCCCTTTTTTTTGTTTACTCAGAAAGTAGTTCGTCTAACCCCGGAACGGGGTAGTCCTGTTCCGCGCACCAATGAGCAAGATTAGTGAACAAACGTCCCCTAACTAAATAGTTAGCATGTACAAGATCTAGTACATCTATTAACTCGGATTTTCCAAGTTTATCGGTTTTAGCCATAAAAGCTTTATGCAAAAATTCTTGTTCTAAGCTCATAAAACCCCGAAGCTTATCCAGGATTTCTTTTTTATCCATGTCGTTTTACCACGTACCCAAGTTCATATTCAATCCTATTGCGGCAGAAGGTATTTGCCAGGGTCGGGTTTTGCTCCCAACTGATTTTGACGGGCAACTTGCCGAACAGTTAAAAGGACACGGAATAAAAAATCTAATAACAGTAGACAACAAAGAAGCAATCCAGGACCCTGAGTGGTGGTTGGGCCATAAAGACCACGTGGACTGGGTAGTGGCAATTACGCAAGGGATGGGAGAACTAACTGATTGGGTGACGGATTACGGTTTGGAAGTTGCCTCAAAAGGGATTTGCTTACTGGACCGCATTACTTTTCTGGAGCCCACGCGTCGAAGAGAGCCTTTCCTTACCAATAGCTCGCTTACAAATCTAAAAATATTGTCGCCAAGGCCGTCATTCCGTGCGGACGGTAAACAATTAAAAGATTCTGTAACCTCTGCGTGGTTTATCTTTCAAAGAGCTGGTGCAGCTGATGTAAGTACAAACATCGATTTCGAAGTAGGGTGGCAACGACCTAAAAGCTTACGGGCATGAAATCAAAACTGGAAACGTTATTAAACCAGCTGATCGAACTACAAACTTCTCAGAATACAAAATTAGATAAAATTGTAGGCTTGATGACTTCTGAACAACTGTTGACAGAGTGCATCGATCACCAAGGTAATACAAGAGACGGTGAGACCTGCGCTCAAATCGTGATCGAAGCTTTCTCCGCAGCTCTTTGTCTGAACGGAGACTTAGATCAGCGTGTACGTGAGTATCAGTACCAGAAACAAGAATTTTTTATTGATGATGACGAAGATGACGATAGTGACGAAGATGACTTAAACGGGCCAGCTGCGTTTGCAACTTCGTTCTAGACTATTATTAATTGACACCCTTATCGTGTCCGACACCAGAGTTACAGTAAACGGTTTACGTCACTATCTTTGCGATGGAGTCCCTAAACCCCTACCATCAGTCACCTCAATCCTGACTGCTACGCAATCTGAGGAAACTCAGAGAAAACTAGCTGCGTGGAATAAATTAAACCCAGGAGTAGCGGATCAAGCAGCTACAAGAGGAACTTGGATTCATAACAGTGTTGAGAATTATTTAAAAGGTTTAAGAGTAGTACCTCCCGAAGCGTATCGGCTGTACTGGCAGGGAATGCCAGAGTTGATTGACGACTTACTGGGAGATGGTCGTGTCCTGTGGTCGGAGAAGCCTTTTAACCAACCACGCTGGGCAAAGTTTGTTGGCGATGACGGTGTAGGTCGAATTCATTACTACGACCCTCAGACTGGGCACGGCTACGCGGGTTGCTGTGACTTGATCTACATGAATGCAGCAGGAGAAATCATTCTTGCGGACTTTAAAACCAGCAACGGTCCTTACGCTGCAAGGTTCCCGAGGAAAGATCAGCAGCTTGATGACAGGATCAGGAAAGCTCTGATCTCTGGTGTGTTTAAAACTAAAAAAACAAAACTACAACTAGCTGCCTATAAAGCAGCGGCAGAAGCTTGTCTAGGAATTAAAATCCTAAAGACTCAAATTATTGTTACAACTGCTGTCGAAGAATTTAATACTCAAATCTTTACTTTTGGCCCAGAAGAAGTGGAAAGAGACGAAAAAGCTTGGTTCGAGACCGTAAAGCACTACTATGATCTTCAAGAAGCCGCGTAGAATTAGCGAAGCAAAGATAAAGGATCCGAAGATATTTCTTAATACTTGGTTCCTTGGCGCTTAGTCAAAACTACGGCATACTAGAAGACCTCGCAGCACTCCATGAACTACATTTGCTCAATAAACAGAAAGGTCACTAGTTACCTAGATATAAATACAGGAAAGATCTCAGCAGGTGGTAACTTTACTGCGTTTAATGAAAACTGGAAACCTGTTTGCATTTCGTTAGAAGATCTTGCGGTAGAGCTGGGTAGAAGCGCTGGTGTATGCGCGTGGCATTTAGTTGAAGGAAAAAGGCAAAAAAATAATACCGGGTTAATTCAGGCGGGAATGATTATCGTTGATATCGATAACCAAGCGGACGGTAAAGACAGTGACGGAAATAAAATTCAGAAGCAAGAACTAACGCCCGATGAAGCACTTCAACTAGAAATTTGTAAGAAATATTTAACTTTAGGTTACGAGTCTCCTTCTACAACTCCAGAGTGGCCTCGGTTTCGTTTGATCTTTGCCTTAGAGAAACCGATCATTGATCCTGGTTTCTATCAGTGGTTTACTCGTGAAATCTGCAAGCAGATCCCAGGGTTTGATATCAGAGCCACGCAGTGCCCGAATCTCTTTTATGGAGCTAAGGACAGTAACGCGATCTTTAGCCAGCTAGGTAAGTTCATTCCCGTAGAGAAAATAGATGAAGCGCACAATGTTTACCTATCCTTACCTAAAACTGTAAACCCTTCAGAAAGTGACCCTGAAGAAATTCTGAAGAGTATCACGGGAGACCCAGCGGGTATCGACCTGGAAAAACTGGTATCCAACGCAGTGCGCTCGGTTCTGGATGGGAACCCTGTAGACGACCGCAGTTCGACGATGGCTGTGGTTTTTAAGGAGTTGATTGGGTGGACAAACTGGCTCAAGAAGCACAGTATTGCAGTATGTACCTCTCCCTTGACTCTTGCGCACACTGCATTCTATAGTATCTACAATTACCCTCACGACCTCGATGGCAAGTTCTACCGGATCTTAAATTCAATCCAAGGGGCTGACGAGCTTCTTCCTTCCATTGCGCTGGCATCTGAGCTGGGTTCCCTGGCCATTTGGAAAAAACTCAAGAGCTCCAATCGAAAACTGTTCAATGAGGTTGCCTCAGATGAGGAAAAAGCAGCCCTACAAGCCGCAAAAGCGGCACCTCTTAATTCAGTTCTGAGCTTCGATAACTTTGACTTAACCCCTAGCTCAGCCCCTTCAAAAACAACATCAACACCAAAATCAACACCGACTCAGCAACCTGTGAGCACTCCACAAACACCGACTCAACTCATAAACCTGCAGGCTGGCAACGGTCAGAACCGACAGTTCTCAGAGAATGATGTTGCAGACATTATTGTCACAAATCAAGGTGATGACTTTGTTTACGACAGCAACCTCGATCACTTCTACACTTACGACAACGATCTCGGCATCTGGTACCAACAGGACGAACAGCACATTAAGAGGCGTATTGTAAAGGCACTAGATAACTTTGTAACTGCAGGAGTACTTCCTAAGTACAACTCCGCTACTGTAAATAGTGTTTTTCAAATCCTTAAGGCAAAAATGCTGCGTTCCATCCACGGTGGACGTAAGAGCATTTGGTCTGCTGGGCGTCAGTTTATTCCGTTTGAAAACGGGGTACTCGATAGCGAGACCATGGAGTTTCAAGCTGGACAACACAAAGATCTTTATCTGAGGAGCAAACTAGCCTACGGATATGACACCGATGCCAAGTGTCCAGAATTTCTGAAGTGGTTAAATAATTCGTTAGACACAGGGCAAGCGCTGCTTATCCAAGCATTCTCTCGTGCACTTCTAACCGGTTATACAGCAGGCGAACGTTTCCTGCACCTAGTTGGTCCCGGTGGTACTGGTAAATCAACGATGCAGCAATTGATGATTGCTCTGGCCGGTTTCCACGGAGCGCACACCAGCAGTCTGGAGATCATTGAAACCAACAAGTTTGAAACTTATAACCTCATTGGTAAGCGTCTACTCCTCCTTACGGATGAATCAAACTACAACAAGAGGATGGACGTACTTAAAAAGCTTACGTCCGCTTCGGATACTCTGCGAGCTGAGCGCAAGTATGGCAAGGAAATTATCAGCTTTAAACCTGAGTGCCTGGTGTGTATAGCTAGTAACGAACACATCTCCTCAAGCGACTCCAGTAGCGGTCTAGAGCGTCGCCGACTCACTATCGTGATGGATAAGGTGGTGCCTCCTAGCGATCGAAAGGAGTTGATCAGCGTTTACGAAGACAGAATTGAAGGGGCTTTCCTCCCCGAGATGAGCGGAATTGTTAGCTGGGCACTTGATTTGAGTCACGACAAAATGAGGGATATCCTTGCTAACCCTGTTAAGCATGTCCCTTCGATCGCTAAAACCAATATTGAAGCCTTGGTATTCAATAATCAGTTTGTGAGTTGGTTAGGAGAGTGCTGCCTGTACACACCGAACTCGGCCACGGTGATTGGAAGGGGTGCCTCTAGACCTTCTACAGATGAGAGCGAGAGAGGCTTGTATGTGAAGGACGCTTACTCAGAGCTTTATGCAAGTTACGCAAATTTCTGTAAAGCCTGTGGTTATAAGCCAGCTGCTAAGCCTCGTTTCGTAGAACGGACAAGGGAAGCACTAGTCAACATCCTGAAGCTCCCAGGTTGCAAGTTGACGATAAAAGCTGGAATGCCTGCAATTCAGGGTTTGCGATTGAAGGCTTTTGACTTAACATCTGACAGAGCGGCCCATGGGCCAGACCGACTACCTTCTCCGGTAGAGTTTGCTCAAAATCCTGACCCCACTACTTGGGAATCTTCCTTTCAAAAACATGATCCTCAAATCTCCTAAAGCCGTTCCACTGGCAACAGTTTGCGGCGCAATCGTGGGCATAGCCACGGCAATTACTTCACCTCAGTATGTGGGTGCTTCCTTGGCTTTCATGGGCGGTCTCCTGGGTGGAGCTGCTGTAACATCTGAGCGCCGAGCCCGCACACTCATCTCAGAAGAGCAAGGCGTACGGGTCACCGCTTGTTTCCGAACGTTGTACGAGCTAAACCGAGGTCTTATAGACCCAGTACAACTGGCATTTTTAGCAAACGTACCGACCGACAATGCGCACGCATTCCTAACAGCACTTGCTGAGGGAACAAACGGAGAAAAAATTGCGACTAACTCCGCGGGATTAGGAGTTGCTTTTAACTTCCCACATACTGCAAACGTTCTGGAAGCCCTAACCAAGAACGCACAGGAATGGGCAACCGCTCAAACAACGCAGCTTCAGCAAGATTTGCAGCAGCACAAACAGGCGTTAGCGATGATGCAGTTGCAGCATCAAGGTGCGCCATTCAGCAAGCCGAAAGAGGAGTCAGATCCCTGGACTCCTCAACCCGGTCTGTGAAACAAGTAGCGGGCTTGAATTAGGCCCGCCCCGAACTAATAATTATAGCAAATTTATAGCAGGATTGTCCGATTTTTTAAACTTTTTAAGTTGGCTTCTTTAACTACAATAATCTTAACTTTGAGGAAATGTTTGCTGATACCTTAAGCGAGCAGTCAACTCTCGTGGATTCGTGGCGATTTTGGCAACCTCAAAGGGTTTGAGGCCAAGACGCATCCCTGCCAAGCGCACAGTGGGATTTTCGTTAATCACTTCTTCTTCCCCCCACGCATACGTTCGCCTGCGATAGGCATTTGCAAGGCCAAACTATCAGGCATTGCGTAGTTCTGAGTCATCAAATTTGTTGTTTGATCTTGAACGTTATAAAAATTTTGCTGGGGCAATGTTGTTAAGATCTGAAGCTGAGCCCGTAAATTGGGATCCATGGTGTTTTGTTCTTTCACCAGGTACTCTGCTTTAGACATGTCAGCAGCTCGATCCGGCAAAACCAACTTATCTTGATGGTTGTAGCCTGCGGGACCAGTGATCTGACTTGAGGGCATGATGTTACCCTCCTGATAGTTGGTGGGTCCTACGGGTTCCCGGGCACTCTCACCGCGATCTCTTGCGTACTGTGCTTGAACCCTATTGATGTCGTCGAGGGTCATCGATCGACGAATCTCAATTGACTCTGGAGTCGATTCGTACGCTGCAGGAATTTGCGTGGCCAAGCTACCAATAGGCTTAACCCTCTGATTCGGGCCAAGACCGCCAGGGCGTTGTAAAAACTTAGAGCTGTCCATAATTACAGTTTAACTCCGTTTTGGTTGTTTTTCACGATTAGTAGTTTTATCTACCACGCGTAGGTTGGAGGGACTGTTGTTTTCAGGGTTGTAATCTTTGTGATCAACTTCTTTGCCATCGCCTTTGTGAACGCGTCCAATGCGCTCTAAGTGGCGGCGGGCTTTATTACGAGCGGCACGACGTTTTTTCTGACGTTCTGTGCCGCCGTGTTCCCGATACTCCTTGGCGTAATCGCGAGCCAAAAGTATACTCAGACTAAACTTAGTCTATCAAAGGTCAGGTAGGTGCTGAGAATAATTCTTCTATATGACAAAAATCTTCTGTAACTTGCAACCGTGAAAAAGAAGCAATATCTTCTTTAAAACGTTCCCAAAGACCTGTATAGCACCCGTTGGTTACGCCATAAAAATCGTATAACAGATCTAAAAATTTAACTCGCCTGCTTTCTTCGGTAATATCCCAGTTGACCAAGAGGAATGCGTAAGACTCTTTCATAAAACCTCGATACGACCGCTAATCTTAGCTCCCACAAGGGGTTTTGCACCGCTTAACGGCACAATTCTCTGCAATGTAATCAAGAAAAACCTGTCGATAAGCTTGCGCCTTGGCAAGTTCTCTTGTTTCCAGTTCCCCTAAAGGGCTGGATTCTCCATCAAAACAAAATGTAATCTCCATAGCGCGTTTATCCGCGCAGGTAGCAATGTTTAACCAGTCCATTATTTAGAAGCAGAGATAAACCATCCAGAACCTTCTCCTTCAACAAGCCAGCGAGGACCTAGATTTTTCTTTGAATAAACTAGACCAGCACCTGACTTAGCTGAGTAAGTTCCTCCCACGAGGTCTAGATCCCCAAATGGATCATTAACGATAACACTCTTCTTATCAGCCGTCATACCTATGACAACTAACCAATGACCTCCTCCAGTAGGAGCTGAAACGGGTCCTTTATGGAGAATACCAATAGGGATTGGAATTCCTTTTTTTAGCTGGGCCTCAAGTGAATCCCAGCTACCGTTTTGTTTAAAAGAAGCATCTACCCCATACTCAGATAAAGCTTTTAATTGCACCGAAGCTTCTGTAGTATCCCCGTATTTAAATACTGTTTTAAGGTAGTCATCATCTCCCTTAATGCTGCCGGGTTTTAATGCCGACAGAAGCATTGCACAAGAAGAACTAAAGCAAGTGCGTAAAGCATCCCGATAGTTATCGCGCTGAGAGTAATAAGGAACGTTTAACTTAATTTCGGAGGTGCTGGAATCAGCTGGCTCACTATCGTTAATAAGTTTCCAATGAGCCGGAAAGAACCACCACTCCTGCTCTGGCTTAGGAGTCAAGAATACGCGTTGGTGGCTTTCTCCTGGATACACTCGAATCTCATCCCACTGCCACGCGGAGCCTTTTGGGACAAACAGTTTTTCCTCTGCTTTTAACTCACTGGCGTTCACAGGCTTACGTTTGAGCCAGGTATCTTGTTTGGCAAGAATGGAGTGAGACAAAAGAGGATGTTTGGGTTGCGTCAAGAATAAGTCTTTTTCGGCATTTCGCCTAGAAACTAAACCCGGTAATACTTTTCCGTCTGCGCGAACCCACCGGGTAAACTCTGCTGCAACTACGGAACGTGACGTGCCTTCATTTAACAATTTTAAAAGTGTACTGTTAACAAAAGCAGTAGGTCCAAGATTATAAATAAATGAAACTAAAGCATCAAACTCATTTTGATTAAGTTTTGTGTTAACAAAAGAATTAACACACTGCTCAGCGGACTCACAGTCCCACTTTAAAAACTCTAATGCCTTCTCTTTTGTTATCTTTAAATCTGGTGTTACGTCGCTACCCGTGTGGCCATACCCAATAGTTAAAACACCAACAACATCATAATAAGCATCAAGCCTTAAGCCCTCAAACTTTTGAATGAGGGCAAGACCTTCTGTTGAAATCTTCATAAAAATTAGGCAACCATCGTCAGACGGTAGGTGGCAGGGCTACGGCTGGACCTGTCTACATAGAGAGTAGCAGTGTCAGCACTGGAAACAGTCAGAGTTGCTCCGACGTTCTCCCGACGAGTAATTTTGGGACTTTTAACATTTACGACCTCAACTCCACTGGAGTTGATCACGCGAAAGCCGGTGACCCCCACGGCTCCTGCGAACAAAGTAAACAAACAAGGACCAGATGCACCGTAAGTAATTTCATAAACGTCAGCAATCGGAAAAGATCCATCTGCTGCATACTCACGATAACTAGTAATAGTTACGTTGCTAGCGTCTTCCTGCCGAAACTGACCAAAACGTGTGTTATGGGGAGTTGGATTGACTCCCAATTCACGGTTAAAAGTTACTTCAGCCATGGGAAGTTAGGAGGATTAAACTAGGTATATAAAGTCTAACTCGAACAATGGATAAAAAAGATTACAACAGAACCAACGCATTGGTTTACGAATTTATTTTATTCTTACAGCGTTTTTCTAATTTTTTTAAAACAAATTTTTGGATTAAAAAAATTTTAGAAAATTGCTTTGATGATTGGTGTGAGTTTCGCACACAAATTCTTATAGAAAATTTAGATAGGCAAGCAGAGGCTCTCCACGACAAATGGGATCTTGAGGAAGCAGACCTGCAGAAACCTATCTACACTGAGCTTCCACCTGATAATTCGGAAGCACAAGCGTTACTAGGAGGAGAAATGCGCCTTAGCGCTCCCTGGACTGTAGATAAGAACGAGCCTTCCGACTAGCTCTTTTTGCGGCTTCTGTATTCTCTACATGTGTGTTTACAGGCTTACCTTGGGTAGCACTTTTCTTTTTTTCGTCAGTCGCCCGACGTTCCTCGGCTGACATGGCTGCCCACGCAGCACGAGG